CACCTTGGCATTCTTCTTGTTCTGATCAGACTCAACCATATCCTGTACAGCCTGTTCGAACTCCTGATTTGATACTGCAGGAACATCTACCAGGAAATCCAAATTCTTTCCAAGCTCTGAAAACGAAAATGTATCGTATCCAGATTTTTCATTCTTTCCAAGTGAATTTCTATCAAGTACTATAACTTCCTTACCTTTCTTGTAATAATCTATTGCTTTTTCAAAATTAACTCCTGTAAGCATCTATTCTTCTTCTTTCTCCCAATATTCTACGATATATTCTTTCTTGCCTTTGACATTGCCCGGAATCACACGATATCCAATCTTAACGGAATACCCTGCCTTAATTAACAGCCTGGCAATTGTAAGCCGTTCTTCTTCATTCAGACCGGCTGTGCCACCTCGGATACTACGAATTACTGCCATGTTCTCCTCCTTCAATAAAATCAAACAATGTTGGTGTTTCTCTCTCATTTTCTGCTTCCTGCAAGTATCCCACTCCATCTCGGAAATAATCTGGGCTTAATTCTATTCCATATCCTTTCCGGTTCATTTTTACTGCTGTCATTGGTACTGTCATAAGCCCTCCGAATGGATCTAATACCGTCTCTCCCGGATTGCTGAATCTGTCTATGATGCGCTCCACAATATCCAACTGCAACGGACATACATGCATCTGTAATCTTCTGCGGCTCTGTGTTGTATTTAATGTCCGCATTCGGTTGATATCATCCCATACTTCCATCTGATTCCAGGAACCCGGTGCAACTACCATGAATGATGCTGGAAGCTTTCCGTTTTTATCCAGCTCTTCCGCAAGCTTTACGTGTTCTTCATAACTGTATACAGATTCTCTGGAGTATTTTCTATACACTGCTTGCAGGTTGTCTACGGAAATGTCTTTCAGTTCTTCTTTGCTGATCAGGCGGTCGCCTGATGACCTCCAGTAGCCATGTGCATCTATCTGCCAGCGCGCTCTTGTGTACTCTTCCTTACTCTTTTTCACCGGAATATCTGCATAAGAATGATCTGTTGGGAGTTTTCGGAATAATAAAATGTATTCTGGACAACCCACTCCCATCTTGGAACCGTCTTTACATTGTTCCGTCCACCCTAGGCGATAAGTCTGATTATTTTCTCTCACAACATCTGTAATGACTGTAATCATTCCGAAATACTGAAAGCCATGTTTTATATAGTGTTCGATGCATAATGCGTGAAATGGTTCAATAGTTGGCATTCCTGTACCTGTAGCATTCCCAAATAGCACTCTGTCTTTTACGTGGACTGCTGCCACCCGTCCCGGCTTTAGTATTCTCAGAAGCTCCGGCGTCAAGAAGTCCATCTGCTCAAAGAATTTTTCTGTATTTTTGTTATGTCCAAAATCATTATAATTTGCGCTGTACTCATAATGATTTCCGAATGGAATGGAGGTATGAATCAGATCAATACTGTTTGTTTCCATTCTTCTTGTCTCTTCCACACAGTCATCATGAACTGCTGTGTAATTTTTACCTTCAACTCTCACCGTTTCTACACCCATTTTCCTTTCCAGACGCTTCTCAATATTTGCAGAGGATAATCCGTATTTTTTTACAATTTCAATCATCTTTTCTACCATGTGGTCATGATTTTTCCACTTTTCCATGAGCGCGTCCTTAATTTCTTTTTCGTTTTCCATGTATATGATGTCTATCTGCACCGGTTCTTTTTGTAGAAATCTATAACATCTGTGAATTGCCTGGATAAAATCATTGAACTCATAATCTATCCCTAAGAATATCTCTCTGTGACAATATCTCTGGAAGTTGCAGCCAGAACCGGAAATAGATTTCTTTGTCGCAAAAAGTCTTGTTTTTCCCTGTGAAAAATTTATAACTCTATTCTCGCGTGTTTCATAGTCCATAGATCCGTAGATATCTACCACCTCCGGAAGTGCCTTTTTTATTGCGTGTCGTTCTGACTCTAGGTCGTGCCATAGCACAAAGTGGTCTTCCGGTGAGTCTTCAACTATCTTTTTCATGGTTTGGACCCTTTGCTCGATGCTTTCTCTTTTTACCTGTGCTGCTTCTTTTAATCCTGCTGCCACTTCATTGAATAATGCTATCTGACCGTCTTTTTCAACAGCATTTCCGTACTCAATCGGTAATTCATGCCAGTTCACTTTTAGATCTGGGAGATTATATCCCTCGTCAGAATATTCCGGATTGAGATCTGACGGTTTTGTGATGAATAACGCCCAGGAACTCACCCATAACCAAAATTCATCTTCCATGTTTGGATATAATTTTAGGTTGTTCGCTTTTGTGCTGTCTCTTTGAAAAAATCTTGTGAGAGCCTGTCCGGTGTCCATCACTTCCAAATAGCCGGCGTAGTGTATTAACTCCTTGTATCTATTCGGCGATGGCGTGGCTGTTGCAACCAACTTATATTTCACATTCTTGAATTTGTCCAAAAACGTCTGATATGTCTTACTACCAAACGATCGGAGTACACTTGCCTCGTCCAATGATGTTGCTGCAAAATATGATGGATCTATATCTCCATCTCGGACTCTTTCATAATTTGTCAGAAGAATCTGTTCTTTTGCTTCTTTTACTTCCTGCATGGTCCGTACATATTTCGGTCTTTCATAGCCAAGAATGTTTACTGCATCTTGCGTGAACTCTTGTTTTACTCCCAGTGGTAATACTATCAAAGCTTTTCCCCCCTCATGCACTGCTGCCATGTGGCAGAATTCTATTTCCTGCACAGTCTTTCCAAGTCCAAATGATTCAAACAGTGCACGCCTGCCACCTTTAAGCGCCCATGCTACTGCATCTGCCTGGTGTGGTTTTAATGCTTGATTAATTCTTGTTTTATCTACTTCAAACCCACTATCTACAGCAAGTTCAATTTTTTTCTTCAAAAATTCTATGTAATCCATCTTTAAAAGGAGCCGATATATCTTTGCCCGGCCGGAGCTCCGTACTCCTTTCTGTAATTTACATATTGTTTCTAAGAATTACGTCTATATATCCAGTTTGCAGTTCATATGCCGGCATTACATCTTTTACCCATATAATCGCACCCTTTGGATGTTCGTACTTCCATTCTTCTTCCGTCAGTTTCACATTTCTCAGTACCCACGCATGAGGTCTTTTATACCTTTTCTTCAACTCTGAATAAGATATGTCAACACAGTGTTTTTCTCTTTCCTCAGACCAATCAGAACAGGATATTGGATATGTAGAGTCTATAATGCATGTGCCTTTTACAAGGTTTGTCCCACTTTCCAGTAAATAGATCGTCTGTCCTATTTTCTTGGTATTACTACCTCTTATTTCAATAGTTTTCTTCCCACTAAGGATAAGATTTAACCATCTCTTTTTTACAATTAGTCCATCCATCACTTCACCTCATTCGCAAGCTGGAATCCCATTCTTGCTGCATTTCTAAGGTTATCCTTAATTAATGCTTTGTTTGGCGCTCTGTGCATAGATAACCATCTCATATCGGTTTCCCAGTTTTTAGAATCGTATTCGTCCAAAAACATGGCTTCTCCTTTTGCTACCTGTAAACACTGAATCATGTAATCTATCTTTTCTACCGTGTTCATGACTACTCCTTTACTACGCATCTGCTTTCCATCACTGCAAAGAATTCACCGTCATGGTCTTTGCACCAGTCTTTTAAGACTCTTTTTATCTCTGCATTAATTTCAGAAAACACAACGTCAGTTCTCTCTTCATGCACACATCTCTTGATGTCTCCAGTATCTTCAATAATTCTGATAACATCGACAAACTCTACCTCAACTTCTTTCTTCTCATGGTCTTTCTTCCACTGTTTGATGATTTCAAGTACTTTGTCGGGATTCTTTGAACGAAATTCGGCGCATTCGCAATGCGAGTCATATCTAAGCTTGTCAATCGCACAGTCTTTACACATGATGCTTTTACACATTTCAGCTTGAATTTTAATTGCTTCTTCCGCACTCATTTCTTCTACTGGTTCAAACATTTCGTCTGTCCAGTACCATCCTTCATAGTCCTCTTTGATAAAATACCTATTGCAGTATACTTTTGAAATTGTTACTACTTCACCTCTGTATTTCTCCATGCATTTTGTAAACTTCTTATCTCCATATTTCTCACCGGATTTTAAGATACTTATAACTCTCACCTTATCTCCAACTTTATATTTCATCACTGTCTCCTTTCATTAATCTTTCAATATACAAATCCATGCTGT